GCCGTTTCGTGGTGCAATAAGGGTGGTTATGGTCATCTCAATGAAGACGGCACAATAACAGAGGCATTCGCAGCCGGTGAAGTTTATCATCACGCCGTCTGGAATTGCGGAGCATTGAGGGTCACTCTCACTTTTCGTTTTTGCACGTACATCTACGAACTGATCACGATCCCCATTATGCCCCAGCGAGAAGTAATCTTCTTCATACCCGTGGCCAAAGCGCCGATTCCCCTTTGGGCGTCGGTAATAGCTTTGTCACTTATTGGGTGTCCGTCGATTCTTCCACCGCGCCTCTCGCGCGTTTCTCCGCCACTGAAAGTCAGTGTGTGCACCCCATCTGGTGCTCAGTTCACGTTCCTCGTCTTAAAGACGATGAGTTCAGTGACTGGGCCTGTTGTCACAATACGTCAGATCGGTATTGATGGTTTACCCCCGGTGACCATCAGCCTTGACGTTTACAACGCGCTAGTTTTACGCGCAAGTGACTGCAAAGAAGGGACACTCAACTTGTTTGATGTGGGCTCGATCTTGAAAGAATATGATCTGAGCCTCAGCCCCGAGAATACGCTTACCCTCGCCATTGTGATGAGTGGGGGAAAGACGGTTTTACCGACATCTGTGAATTTCACAATAGATCGCGATCTGTGTGGAGTTTCAGCTGAACCGCCAAGTGCATACGTAGTCGGCCAGCCTTTAGCAGCCCAACTCCCCGCCCCGGTTAAGGCGGAAGGAATGGCAGCATTGGCTGTAGCCCTTCAACAAGAAGCGCAACAATTCAAAGAACCCCCTGAGTGGGCTATCGACGCCATATCGGTTTTCGTCGGCACATTTCGTGTAAAGACTGGACTTCTTCATAAGTTCAGCATCGAGATGGTGGCTGCCCGAATGGCAAAGCCCTCCCAGAAGATCAAGGTGGCACGCGTTCGCAACGCTGTCCCGACCGCGCATGTGGCGTTGGTCAAAATTTCTGTCTTCGTAAAAGGAGAAGCGCGTGCGAAAGCTCGTGGGATTTATCCCACCAAGCCTGACCACTCCGTCGCAGCGAGCATGTATTCTATGGCTCTCTACGACGCGACAAAGAAATTTCCTTGGTTTTGTAGTGGCAAAAGTGGTGTGCAGATCGCAACGGCGGTCCACCAGTTCTTTCGCGCTCACATGGATGAAATTCCAGAAGGTTATGATGTTGAGGCGTGCGACGGGTCTATACCCGAACTCGCGCGCATCCTCATGATCACTCTCGTCTGTTTTCTTTTTGACGATGGAGAAGCCGGTTCGACCCTCATGGCTGAGGCATTCGCAGTACTATACGCGGATGATGAAGTGTTTATCAACTTCATGTCGAATTTATCCGGATCTCCTTGGACAACCCTTGTGAATTCAATATTTCTTGCATTTCTCAAATGGTGGTCATATTACGGTACAGAAAATTATACCGCAAATGACGCTTGGGATTTGATTGGGCCAACAGCTGGCGATGATGGGGGAATAGTGGGCTCCCAGAAGAAATTGTTCCAGGACGCAGCAACCGAAGTAGGCATTAAGCTGAAATGGGAGGGTAAGCCACCAGGCATGCCCAATGCGTTCTGTTTTCTAAACCGGTTATTTCCGGACCCGCGGGTGAGCATAAGTTCTGCCCCCGCTATGAAGCGCCTTCTCACGACTGTAAACACTGCAGTCGGTGTGCAAGGTGGCCTCGCCCTCCGGATTGCCGGTTGGCGTGCCAGTGACCCTGAGCAGGTCGATATCCACTGTGTGCTAGATGCCTTCGAGCGCTGCACCCCCGGATTAATCGTACCGAGTTTTGGTGAGATCAAAGATCACGACACCCTGATGAAGATCAACATCGGTGCTTGGCCATTAAAGAAGGCCGACATCGAAGGGACACGTAATTATCTCGCCTTCAACCTTGAGATGGACAAGGCCGCTTTTAAGAGGTGGCTTGATCGCATTTCGAAGTCGAAAACCATTGCTCAACTCAAAGCTTTGTATCTATACCACATCACTCCAAAGAAGATCCCAAAGGGGACTTCTTTCACGGCTGAGAAGCCCCGCGCGCTGGCTGAAAAGACAGCTGCGGCCCTCGCCCCCGGCAAAAAGAAGTCTGAAAAGGCTCGTGCCCGGGCGGCTGAGAAAGGCAAGGGGAAAGTTCTCGAGTAGGAGTTGATGTGGACTTCGCTGGCGAGCATTGTACGCAGTAACCGGGGGGTTACAAATTTATACCAAATATCATTTCACGAGATGACCAACAATCGACAGATCGTACGAGCGACGGCCGGAGGCGTGAGCCTAGCTGCGATGGCGAAATTAATGCAAGAGGCAACACCACTGTTGCGGGATGTACAATCCCGCCTGTCTCGACGCGCGCCATCAGGGGCTCCATCGCCCAGCCCGAGTAAGCCGAAGAAGAAGAAGAAGGAACGTGCCGCTAGTATGGCGCGCATGGACGCACCCGTTTCCAGCGGGTATTCGTCTAGCACGCTTGTCAAGTTTCAACAGACCATGGCGTCGTCCAAAAGTACCACTTACAGGGGTTGCTCTGTTCTTGGCTCTGTTAGGACGTCTGCTGCTGCTACTACCACGTTGCCCCAATGCACTTTCTTTTCGGCCAGTAATCCAATCGTATTCCCCGATCGTCTGCAAACCATGGCGAGTACTTTCGACAAGTACGTCTACAAATCTGTGAGGCTCAAATTTCAGCCACAGGTCCCTTCTTCAACAGCGGGACTTGTTGCGCTGTGTATCGACCGAGACTACATGGACCCACCTCAAGTTTCCA